CAGTGAAGTCGCCTTGATGACAACCACAGAGGGCGGCCCTTCCACGGTCACGGCATCCAGCTCAAATTTTCCGCATTTCAGCTTTTGGTCTTTGCCGTTGCCCGTCCAGTTCTTGCGTTTGATGGATGCCTGAATGGTAAACCCGGAATCCGAGGCAGCCGCTTCAACCGCTTTCTGCAGCCACTTTTCCAGCCATAGACCCTCACGGTCGTGCAGGCGTATTTGCAAATCGTCCGTTTCGCCGTCCTCATTGTCAGTGTAGGTTATGGAAATCAGATATTTTTTTATGGATTTGGTGATATCCACGCCCTTGAAGCGTACCGATATATCCGTCCGTCTGGCAAGATTTTTATTACTCATCATCCACCTGCTTCCAAGGCGGGGCTTCATCGGTGATATCGTCAGGGACTTCGGGCAGGGTAAGGACAATCCCTGCCGGGAATGTGTAATAGCCTAAATACTGCTGATTTGCGTTCATCAGTTTGTCTGTGTGGGCGGTATCGCCAAGCTTGGTGTGGGCAATCAAATCCCACATATCGCCTTGGGTGGTGGTGTATGTTCTGGCCATCGGTATGTCCTCCTTTGCCGTTTTTTGGCATAGCAAAAACCGCCCCCGGTTGGAGACGGTTTTTGCTTGTTGCGGTTTGTCGGAAACCGTGTTATACTGCACTTGCTGGCTTGCCAGCAACGCAAGGGAGAACCAACGGACGTTGGGCGGTTAGTCCCCCGAAAGGGGGTGTGCCTATGAGGAAATTCGTTCGATATGCTATTGCCATTTCACTGGTGATTTACATATTCGTTCGCTTAACCCCGGTAGCACAATAGCCGTCCCCCCGGTCAAGTTGTGACGGCTATATGCTTAACCACTGAACATCGGGGCTAACCGTCTGGCGGCCAACTCCCTTGCACTTATTATACCCCTATCGCCCGGGGATGTCAATACTCTGTGCGGGCTTTTTCCAAAAGGTAGTTTTCCATCATATCCCTGAACCGTTCCTGCATATCCTCCCCGGCTTGCTGTAACACGTCCATCAAAGCCTCATTGTTTGCGGCAACCTCGGCGGGGATGTTAATTTGCAGACTAAAGGTGGGCGACCCACCGCCTGAATTGCCGCTGGGAGCCGGACTTGGTCCCGAAATCGCATCTAAAGTGCTTGGGTTTGCACGCATAGCCGACACAGCGGCCATAAATTGCGGGGCAATGGCTACAATCTGTGTTTCTTTGTAGCGTTCAATGTCCTTCATGCCCTGTGCTTCTTGCGCAGTCAGAACACGTTCGCCTTTGTGCAGCTCGGCTATATAACCATCAAAGGGGACGTAATCAAGCCCTCCGGCGTGGGAACCGGCTGGCTTCACTGGACTATACACACCCACCCCGGGAGACTTACCCCCCATAGCATCAGTGGCAGCGTTGGCAAGCTGCCCATATGCTGTTGATACTCTTGCTAAGGTGTTGGGGTCGTTGGCGGCCTCAATGAATCCGTCAATGGTGCTTTTTCCGGCTTCAGCGGCCAAATCGCCCATGTCCATGTTTTCTACGGCGGCTTCAAGTTCTTTTTGGATGTCACCCAATTTTTTCCCAAACTCGGATTCCATTTGAGCCAAACTGTCAGCAACCGTTTTTTCTTCCTCTTGCACTTTTTGGGACAGTTTAACCGTTTCCTCTATGGCGACCGAATTGCCCTCTTTTACAGCAGCCGCTAAACCGGCGGCAAGGTTCACACTGTTGGCACTGCCATCCAAGCCGTCAAGCAATTCGTCCAGACCTTTGATTTCACTGGATGCTTCTCTCAGGGCTTCAAGGTTTTTGTCGTAATCCCCCCAGTATTTGAGCTGGCTTTCAAGAGCCTTGTTGATTTCACCGATGCTCTTAGGAACAACCTCGGCGGCTTCATCCCAAAGGCTGTATTGACCTTGTACGCTGGTGAGGGCGGCTTCATACGCTTCTTTATAGGCGGTGGCAAGAGCTTGTATTTCAGCCTTTGCCGTACCCATGACAGCAGTCATATTCTCAAACCCGGCGTATGTTTTATCAATTTCCGCCATTTCACTGCTCAACCGCTCTATGGCATCGGCATTGTCCTTGGCAGCGGCAGCAGCCTCTTTGTGAATTTCCTCTGCCGCTTCAAATTCTATCAGAGCCTTGGTGTAGTCCCTATAATAAGTCCCGCCAAGCATACCACCAGCGTCTTCCCAGATTTGTTCCTCACGCTGTTTGATAAGCCCCATTTTTGCAAGGGCATCTTCTGCCTGTTTGTCCAACCCGCTTTGTTCATCAACGTAACTCTTGTGTTCACCTTTTATTGCGTCTCTCTTTATACGGGCGGCTTCCGCTTCTGTCAAGGCATTGACAGCTTTCGTTTTTTATTGAATTTATCGGCATCCTCGTCATAGACAAGGCCAAGCTCAGGCATTTTTTCATTGAGCAGTTCAACAATGGCAAGAAGCTCCTCTTTTGACCCCACCGCTTTCCCTTCGGCATCAACCAATTTGTCAAGCCTGTTGGTAAGGCTTAAAATGCTTTGTCCTTCTGCTTCTGCCCCGGCTACCAACTCCCGCTGGGCTTCTTTGAACGCCTCATAGGCTTCCATGCTCTCACGGTGAGCCTCGGCAGCCTCCTCGGCGGTCTGTTTGTTGTTTTCGTAGGCTTCAGTGGCATTATCCAGCTCCTTTTTCAAAAGCTGGGCTTCTGCCGTGGTTTCAGCCATAGGCCCTTGAATGGAATTATACCGCTCCTCCAAGGCTTTCATTTGATGGTATTGTTCTTGGGATGCCGCCGAGAGCTGTTTCATTTCCATGTACTCGGCTACATTCTCTTTGCCTACTCTGCGTTCAAACGCCCTGCGTTCCTCGGCTTCCCGTAGTGCTTCAATTCCGACAACCAGCCCTGTAACCGCAGCAGTGGCACCGAGAATAATATTAACGCCCGGAATTGCGGCTTTCATAGCTGTACTCGCTATCGTGGCAACCTTTGCTGCCGCTGTGTACCCGACCAGTAGAGCCGTTGTTCCTCCAAGAACAATCCCGAATGTGCTAAAAGCCTTGACCAATTCCGGGTTTTCCTCTACAAATGCCGTCATGTTGTTCAATACATCCGTACCGGCACTATACAAATCCTTCAAGGCGGGGGTGTAATTGTCCCCTATGGCAACCTTCAAATCTTGGTACGAGTTTTTCAGAAGCTGTAACTGACTTTCGGTGGTACTGTACCGTAACTCAGCTTCTTTGGTCAGGGCGGTGTTTTCAGCCCATGCGGCGTTGCCCAGCTCAATAGAATTGCGGAACAAATCTCCCGATCCGGCAGCCCTACGCATGGCATCCGATAGGCGTATCTCTGTCATTCCAAGCTCTTCCAACAACACAACCGTACTCTTGCCGTGCCGCTCTGCATCTGCCAACCCTTGGGTAAACGACACCATAGCCCCGGCGGCATCCCTCCCCCACGCCGTGGCAAATTCTTGGGCAGACATTCCGGCAATCCGGGAAAAGTCGGCTAGATTATCGTTCCCGGTTTCCACTGCAATGGTGATTTGGTTTATTGCCTTGCTGAACGCTGTGCCGCCAGCCTGAGCTTCGAGGCCGACAGAAGAAAGGCTCCCGGCCAGTCCCAGAATATCCGCCTCAGACATACCCGCCTGTTTTCCGGCAGCGGCAAGCCGCAACCCCATGGCCGCAATATCTTTTTCGGTTGTGGCTAAATTGTTGCCCAAATCGACCACAGTAGAGCCGAGCCTGTCAAAATCTCCTTGTGACATTTGGGTGATGTTGGCGAATTTAGCAAACGTCTGTGCGGCATCTTCTCCGGTCAAATTGGTTGCAACACCCAAATCCGCCATCGTCCGGGTAAACCCGACCAAGTTTTCTTTGGCAATCCCAAGCTGTCCGGCGTTTTCCGTAATCCCCGCTAACTCTGTAGCGGCCATAGGGATTTCTTTCGACAAAGCTCTGATTGCCGCTGACATAGCACCCAGTTCGGCACTGGTCAAATCGGTGGTCTTTTCAACACCGGTTAAAGCGGATTCATACTCCATGGCAGCATTTGCACATTCCATAAAGCTGTCTTTGATTTTCTTCAGGGCAAGAGCAATCCCCGCCGCCGTAAGTGCTTGGCCCGCCGACAAAAACGCCTGATTTGCCGTTACACCGTATTCCTCGGTACTCTCAGCGGCTTCCCTTTGGGCTTGATGCACCGCTTTGATTTGGTCTGCCTTGATGCCCTCTATTTTTTCACCGAGCTTTGCACTGGATTCGGCAAGCCTATCCGTATCAACTCCAGCCTCGGTCAAGACCGATCCCATCTGATTGAGCTTTTGTTTATGGGTGGTCAGGGCATCGCTGGTTTTGTCGATTTGCTGTTGCTTTGTCAAAAGCTGATTTTCCAACCTTGAAGAAAAAACCTCGGTTTCAGCCATCTCTTTTTTGATGTTGTCATACTGCTGTTTCAGGACTTCAAGTTTTTTCCCTGTGTTCTCAACTACACCCTGCTGTTTTTCGTATGAGGATATGTCGGCTTGGACTTTAGAGAGGGCTTGAATTTCACTCTGCATACTGGCAAGGTGCTATTGTGCCTTGGTGAAAGTCGCCGTATAACTGCTCCCAAGCTGTGCTTGCAGAGAAAACAGCATATCGTACTCTTTTCTGGTTTGCATGATGCCCTCCTTTGAAAGTTATTAAAAAAAACCTCTTGACAAGTGCGTATAATATGCGTATAATTAGTTTCAAGAGGTGGGGGTTATGAAACGGAGAGATTTGGTCAAAAAGCTAACGGACAATGGGTGGTGGAAATTGAGGGACGTGGGTCCTCACACAATTTACACCAACGGGAAAGAAACTGAGCCAATCCCAAGACATAGGGAAATTAGCGAAAACCTCTCAAAATCAATCATCAAGAGGCATGGGTTGAAATAGCCCTTGCCCTTTGGTTGCCGAAAGGAGAAATCACTATGAAAAAGGCGTATCCTATAGTTTTAATGCCGGATGATTTTGGCTATTTTGTCACAATCCCCGACATTGAACGCAATACACAGGGGCAAGATATGGCAGAAGCAATCTATATGGCACGTGAAGCCTTGGGGGCATGGGGAATTTGCGAACAAGAAGCGGGGCGTGTCGTTCCCGAACCCTCGAAAGAAGCCCCGCCTCACAAAGAGGGGGAATTGGTGTCATGGGTTGACATTGATTTTGACGAATACAGACGTATGACGGATATGACCGCCGAACGCACAAACGTTACCTTGCCACGCTATCTCAAACGCCGTGCGGAGGCGGAAGGGTTTAATTTTTCGCAAGAATTGCAGGAGCGATTGAAAGAACGCCTTAATGTGCAATAACCAACAGGCAAGCCAAAACCGCCCCCGCTTCGTGCTGAGGGCGGTTCATTTTTTCAACGCCCGCTGTTCCTGAATCGCATTGCTGTCCCCAATCCATCCCCGCAACTGCGAAAGGGGCAGAGACAGCCAATAGTTGGCAGGGGTCTTGTTCACTTGTGACAGAATAAGGCATTGCCGCCGGAGCCACGACCCGCCATCGCCTAGTTTCACTCCGATGCCAGTAAAAAAGATTTCGCCCTGCTTTTGATCCTCTTGTAATCCTTTTGCCGCATGAGTTCAAATGCGTCTGGGCCAATCTCCTGTGTACAGCACTTGGCGGCCATGCGGATTAGATATTCGCTGCTGAACTCTTCGGCAATCACCACAACCCCGGTGATTTTCTCGACTTCCCGTTCAATCGCAAGGGCATCGGCTCCACTCAGACCGTCCCAGTCAAACCGAAGCTCAGTATACTCTTGACCGTCATAGATAAAGGGCTTTTTGAATTTGTGGGTGTATGTATCCTTGCTGTCAGCTGCATCCCTTTGGACGGCTTCAAATTCCTCAGGGTTGATGTGTGTGCCGGGTTCCTCTGTGTTATTCTCGGTATCTCTCATGGGGAATTCTCCTCTCTTTGTTACGCCGTGTCAGGCGTTATAATCCGAGTGCCTTTCTGACAGCCTTGCCGTGGTCAACTCCGTTGATGATGAAGATGTGATTCATCGGGTCAATCTCATGGACGGTTTTTCCGTCCACCGTATACTTCCAGTAGCGGACAGATGCGGTCAAGGTGGATTCCCTTTGAGTTGCCGGGGCTATGTTTGCCCCCGACAAACCTTTGGGTACGATGACCATGGTGTGCTTTTCCGGGACAGTGACAATTTCACCTTTTGTTTTGTCTCCCCGCTGCACGGCTGGCATGAGCGTTATGGTGTGTCTTCCCGGAGAACGCAGCCGGGCAACTTCAGCGGAAAACTCGTTGAACTTTATGGATACCTCCATGGCTTCCAGCTGGCCGCTGATAGGAACTTCTACATCACCGGCAATACCCGCCCCTGACAGATTGACGGTTTTTTGGTTGATGTTGGGGAGCTGTACAGACGCAGCACCGGCAAACCGGTTTTTTCCCTCGTACACCATGAAATTGATGGTTACAACCTCGTAACTAACCATATTTTTGACCTCCCTTCTTTAAGCTGCCAGAGCCGATGTCAGTTTGTTCATGGTCACCGCATTTACTTTCTCGGAACGCATAAATGCGTTTCCTACAGCCTGTTTTCCCTGAGACACGTTAATCTGGGCGATATTATAGTGATGATTTCCGCTGTAGGGAACGGATTAGGTCATTCCATCGTAAAAACCCAACTATTCAGGCACGAAAATATTTTGCAAAAAAGTAAATGCTGTAGCCGTGTATTGTAAAACCAGACGATTTGTGATATGCTCGAATCGCTAGAATCTAAATAGTCAGATTAATGAAACGGGAGGTTTTGCCC